GATATCGGGTGTCCGTATTCTCAGTTTCATTCTCGATTGGTTTTCCAAATAACTCGGTTAGTTGATTAAAGAATAATCCTTTAATTGATGCAAAAAAATGTGTGCCGACCATTTTATTTAGCACAATATTCACATCTAAAGATTGTTGGATTGGTACATAATTATACGATTGTAATTCTGTGATTTGATTCATCACTATCTCCCTTGTCATTATAAAATATTGATCCATTGCCATTGCAAATCTTACAGTTCAATAAGTCATGTTGTGTGGGAGTATAACCATGACCCCCACACTCATAACATCGAACCTCGATATAAGGGTCTTTTCCACTAGGGATCACGAACCTTGCATCTTCAGTTTCAAATATTACTTTCATGATAACTTACCACGATGCTTGATAATAGACATATCTAGGTTGCATAAATAAATTGCATTCCTTGATCATTTTCTCGCCTTCTTGCAAAAAGGTCTTTGCATCTTGAAAGCTTGAAATGGCACTATCTTTTTCTTTCTTATCGTAATATCCAAATTCTTTTGAATTACCAAAGAAAAAACCCGAATGATCTTTGACTAATTTATCTTCACGAATTGCCATGATAATCTTATCTAAATCATCTTCAGATAATTCTATCTTCTGACATTCATCAACACCTTTAGCAAAAGTATTAACGATATAACCATGCAAATCTGCATGCTTTCTCCAATAGCCAAGATCAACGTTCATTGATTCAATATCATATTTATCGTCTAATTTTGGTCTTGGAACATCATCCTTATAAGCAGTATTATAATGATGACCTATTAAGTTCATATCTAAACCCATAATTACCTCCATTGGTTAGGTTAGTTAGTTTGTCATATGTAGTATTATATAATATGTAAATGGAAAAGTACAACACTAAAATAAAAAAAAGAGCCAGAAAATTAATCCTAGCTCTTTTTCTAACCAAAACTGCATAAGTGTATTTGACAATTACATGGAGGTTATGCAGATGGTATCTTTTTATCTTCTTCAAGATTGTTGGTCAAGTCCGTGTCTGTAAATAGTAGGTTTGATTTTCTTCCTCATCCCCCACATAAACTTCTTCAAAATTTAAAGACAGTCCAAAATCATATCCTTGTTTATAATAGGCAGATGATCTTCTTATATCATCCATCTGCCCATGTATTAAGGCATCGTAAACTCCATCCTTGAAGTAAGCTAAATACCCTTGTCTTCTTTTTTCACTAGGATGCATTATAACTCAGCCTCAAAATTACATTCGCCATTATCTTTAAGACATTTCTGAATTTGTTTACCAAGTTCCAATCTTGCATACCATTGAAGAAAAAACATAACACCTTTTTCAGTATGTATCTTTTTAGTTTTTTTAGTTAAATATTCTGATACCATTCCATCATTATATCCATCAGACCCTTCGCCTTTAAAAAAATCATCTAAATACTTTTTATATTCGCCTAAAGAACTTTTACAGTCTTTGATGCCTTCTTTTACTTTCGGTAAATCACTTATATCATAATTGTAATTTAACACTTGAGAATGACCTTCGACACCAAAATAATTGGCATCGTCACTCGATTGAACTGCAAACCAAAACTTGCCTTCAATATCGCCCCAATAATATCTACCCATTTTCCTTCCCCCTCTTAATTATTTTTAATGCTTTAACTAAATTGATAGTTGTTTCTTTGCTATGATCATGGACATCATTAAAAACAATATCTGCATAATCATCTAAAAGATCATGAATTAATTTAACTTCAATTTCATTGAGTTCCATTTTCTTTCTCCTTTTCAAAATCTAATTTAGTTATCATATCTTCAACAAAACCTAATCGCTCTTCTATGTAACCTCTTTTATTTACTTGATCTGTTAGTAACATTTGATATCTCGACATGGCTGATTGTATAATATCCAATTCCATGTCACTCAAATCAAGCAGATCATATGATCTTTTTTTAGTTATCATCTGCATTTTTTTCTTCCTCTCTACATTCATAGCAAATTTCTCGACCATCATAAGGTGGTTCGTCTAAATGGAATTTTTTATCGCAATCCCAACATTCATACTCGCCCATTTTAATTCTCCTTACCCGACCAATTAAATCCCTCGGAATAATCCACTAATTCTTTATGAATTTCTTGATCACTCATCGATCGCATTAAATGAAAATGCTTGTTCATTTTAGATACAAAATCAATTCGACTTTTACTTTTAAAAATGGTTGATTCTGCAATATCCCAAAATCTTTCTTCTTGATCCATGACCATTTGTTTTAATTTAGACATAATAAACTTTACCCCCTATTAATTTTTCACATAAAAACTTCATCTGTTTATATGTAATATCGTCATTGCAAGTAAATCCATGCTCCTCGGAAAAATATTCGTTAAATGATCGCTTGTCATATGCAAGATAATCATCCCATAATTCCATGATCTTTTTCTCATCGGATTTACTCTTCTCATATTCATGATCCTCGGCACGATTCCAAACTCGACTAAATCGCTCAAGCCATTTGATCTGATTGTTGGAAATCTTTTTCCTACCACAACGACCATCGAACATTAAATCATCGGCACTAGGTAATGGAGAGATGCCATGAGCATCCCCCCACTTGTTATAAATTTCAACTAATTGATCTATCCTACTCATGACGTTACCTCATCATAAATTTTCCAAGCATCATCAAAGTCTAAAAAGTTAAGACAAGTATCCTTGGGATGATTTTTAGAAAAGAATTGATTAAACTGTAAACTCGTATTGCCTTTTTTTGCATAGGCATAAAGTTCCTTTTTAATCTTATCAACACATATAAATTTTTTATTCATATCTGTTTTTAGTTTCCTTTGATCAAGATGCTCATATAATTTGTCATGACAAAAAGACTCAAGATCATAATCATAGTAATGTGTCTCCCCACTACTTTGAAATGATCCCTTTGGAAAATTGTCCTTGATCCATGAATTAACTTTATCAATATCTTTCCACGAATAATCTCCATGACCATATGTCATGTCACATCCACCATGACCATCATTAGATGCATGAAACATTTTTTTGCCATCGACAAAAACGTCTGCATTATAACAAGGTGTCTCTTGTGATCCTTGTTTGTAGTAAGTTATATTTTTAAGTTCTAATTTCATTTTTTACCTCCATAGTTTTTTACAAAATTTAGAATTTCATTCCAATCATTACTATTAAAAAGGTCATTACCTTCGCCATATTCTTCTGCAATAATGATTGAGTATTTATTTTCAAATCCCTCAAGTTTCTTTGTTTCTTCATCCATTACAAAAATTTGTAATCCGTTAGGACTTGCGAAACTCGGACAAACATCATGAGTATAAGAACAAGTATCCCATTCATGAGGAATGGAAACATCAATCTTAATCTCTGGATGTGTGACCTTTGGATCAGAATAATAGTTCTCTGAAAAGTCTTTGTTTTTTAAAGTCATAATTTTCTCCATGTAAATTAACTTTAAGTAAGCCTACCATAATACTACATAGGACACAAGCCTTAATATAAATTAATAGGACAACATAATACCTGGGTATTTATAGGACAACATAATACAACAAATGCCATTGCTGACGATTTAAGACCTATACAGAAACAAAAGGTGTTTTAAGGTATAACGTATCAAAAAAAGTTGTTTCGCCATTTTTGTTGTCTACCTTGGATTACAGAAATTTTGATAATATTGAGTTACACTTATAACAGTATTCTGAAAGAAATGACTTTTATAAAAAAAGTTTCAAATCAAGTGTCATAAGTGTTATAAATGTCATAAACAACCTTATAACGTATATATAGACTCAAATATTTATATTACACTTCTCTTCTAATTTATGACGTTTATAACACTTCTAATCTGACGCATTGACGTTTTTTCTTTTTTTGTTTTACTTATCTTTAGAAAATGTACTATATATAAGTTATGCAGAAAACTATTGTTAAAATCGAAAAAAATCATAATAGACTTTTGACCAACAGACAGAAGACCTTTGCAGAACTTTATGTTGATGGCATTTATACAAATAAAGAATGTGCTATTCGTAGTGGGTATCAAGATAATTCAGCAAAAGTTCATGCCTCAAGATTGTTAAATCCTAGCGAATACCCTCATGTTGTAGAATATATTGACGAGTTAAGACAATTAAGAGAAAAAAAATATGGTGTCACATTAATGGGTCAATTAAAAAGATTGCATGATTTAAGTCACAATGCCCAAGAAGAGAAACAATTTTCTGCCTCGATTAATGCAGAAAAAATCCGAAGTGCCTTAGGTGGTTTAACTACTGATCGAAGAGAAAATGTTCACTCATTAGATAATTTATCAAGGGATGAAATTGTTTCAAGATTAGCAGATTTACAAAAGCAATATCCTCAAGTATTTATCGAAGGCGATTATAAAGAGGTTAAGGATGACAACAGAAAAAAATCTTTGGCTAAAAGTTAAAAAAAATCTACCTCATGATTGTTATGCTACACGAATAGAAAATCGTATGGATGGGGGTGTTCCCGATGTTCATATCGTATGGAATGGATTGTCTTTTTGGATCGAATTGAAGATAACCAAAGCTAACAAAATTAGGATTGCACCAAATCAAATCGCTTGGAATACCAAGTATTCGCTCAATCTTGGGTTATCCTTTATCTTGGTACAAAGGGTCGGGGAGGGTAGCCTATTTTTATTTCGGGGCGATGATGCAAGGCAATTAGCTATAGATGGACTAAATACAGAGCCTATAATCAAGGTTTCGGGATCGGGAATCGGGGATATTTTCGGGGCAATTCGGGAATCGGGGATCAAGCACCTAGAAACAGTAATAAAGAAACATAAACAAGGCGACTAGGTTCTTGGATCTAGAATGTTGGATATAAAAAAAGAGGCCTAAGCCTCTTTCTCTATTTTTCTCTTAAAAGCTTGTTTTACCATTTGTCTATATTTATATTTCTCTTTTTGTTTACTTAAAAGCTCTTTAAATTCTACTAATTTTTTTGAATCTTTTTTCATTTTTTTATTTTCCTTAATGTGTTTTAAATATTATTGATTGCGATTTTTGATTCCAACATAACCCGCACGTCCCACAATTTGCGGTTTTGTTTTCTTGCACGGGACATAATATTGATTTTCCTTTTACTGGTTTTACTACGTCATAAGAATTTGCTGAAAAACTATTTGTTAAATCATTACTAAATCTAATATGTGAATGTTTACTATAATTAAGCTTAATAATTTCTTGTGCTATATCTCTAGATAATTCAATTTTAGAATTTATATTATTTGCGGTATAACCATAAACCGCAATATTTTTAAATGTGTTTAACATTATAGACCAAAATTTTACATACTTAACATTAAAAAAATCGCCTAATACATGTAAACGAATTAATAATAATTGATTCGTAGAATTTAATAATTCGTTATAAATTTTCTTTTGTAATAAATTCTGATCATTATGTTTCATACGATGTGCGAAAGGCATATTATTTCCGTAACAATCGCCCCAATGTATACAATCGGACGGGCAAGTTTCACGCTCAATTAAAGTAACAGTTTTTAATTTATAATTGTTATACATACCTTTAATAACTTTTTTACCTAGTTTAATATTAGTACTATCTTTTATTGTTTTAAATTTATATTCATTTAGATCATGAATATTCTTTTTATATATAGTTGTAGTTAACATTTTTTACTCCAATGTAATTGTCCTATATAGTCTAATCGATATCGGGATATTATGCAAACTTTAAATAATTATTTTCGGGTCGGGTCGGGATCGGGATTAAATCGGGTCGGGGATCGGGTCGGGTTTAACAATGCAATAATATACTATATATAATATAATCCGAAAAAAACGCCAACAAACATATTGTCCAGGACGATAAAATAAAAACTGCAGCAGTTCAAAAAAATTTTGAAATAAATAATAAAAACTTTGCAAGACCTGTAATTTTAAGTATACTACATATGACAATAACAACATGGAGTATAAGACAATGCATAGAACTTTATTAGGTCGTGTAAATGTAGATAGTGGTCAGTTAATGGTAACTGATCCTTGTTACTTAACTAACTTTCACAACAATGATTTTAATCCTAAAACAAAATTTATGAATGTTAGAGATAATAAAAAAATTATTGTTCATCCCGATGATTTTTTTAATTATGAGGAAGATATGATTAAAGGTTACAATAAGAATATGAACACCTTAATTAAGGAGGGTTTATTTGTTAAACTTGAAAATGAAGAACTTGCCGATACAAGTTACTCATATAATGGATCATGTTCAGTAACTTGTTATTCACTTAACCAAGGAGGCGAACTCGGAAATGGTCGAGGGGTCTCTTTTTCTAGTGGATATGGTGACGGATCATATCCCGTTTATGCTCATTATGAAGATAACCGAATTAAAAAAATTGAAATCGAATTTTTTACTGATGAGGATGAGGAGGATGATAATGCCATATAGTTTAGATCATTGTCCTCAATGTTTCGAGGATAAAGAATCATTCCCCATTGCAGATGCAATGGGGATTCATCTCGGGTATGTGTGTGACGATTGTCATGATACATTTATTAAAAAATTTAAACCCGAAATATTCAAAGGTAATTATGAATCAATGTCATTAGATTATGGGGAGAGAATAGATGAAATTGAATAAACAACAACAACTAGCAATTAAGAACCTATATAATAGGTTCTTAATTCAATTAGATAATAAATCTTATAAACAATTTCGTAAACGAGTATATCCCGAAATGGGATATATAACCACGGGGATTATTTACATCCACGAAATCGGGTTAACTTTCGGGATAGAACCCGATGGATACACACATACGTAATTAAAAAATTACTCCAAGGAAAGGCACCTTAATCGGTGCCTTTTTTTTATTCGGGATTCGGGTCGGGATTCGGGTCGGGATTCGGGTCGGGGTCGGGGATCTATTATATAACTAACATAATATATATAATCCGATTTTCAGACCAACAAACTATATATAAATAAAAAATCAAAAAAAATTTTTAAAAAAGCAGCTCGTCAATTTTATGACGATAAATAAAATTATTTTGTCAAATATTCATTATATCTTTATGTAGTATTATGTGGTATCAATATACTTATATTGATATCAATTAAGGTATTTAATATTTTTACATGGAGTAAAAAATGCTTAAAGCAAAAACCAAAATTAAGATTGATAAAGTTTCTTTATCTCAATTAGTGAAAGCAATAGAAAAAATTAATGTGGATGATATTCCACTTAATGAGAAAAACCATACTTTAATAGGTAAGGTTTTTAATAAGTTTAACAGTCTTAAAAAATCACATTTTAAAAACGCTGAAAATAAAGGGATTGTTGAAAAGATAGGAACTAATGAATTTAGAAAAGTTTCTTATGAATATGAAATAACTAAAACTGTATGGAGTAAATAATTATGAAAGCTATATTAATAAATCCAAAATTAAAGTTAATTAATGAAATAAACTATAGTGGAAATTATAAGGATATTTCTAGATTGACCGAATGTAATCTTTTCACTTGTGTTTATCCTTTTAATAAATGTGAAGATACAATTTATTTAGACGATGAAGGATTATTAAAATCGTCTAATTATTGTTTTACCTTTGATTGTGATAATGGACAATCTCAGCCATTAATGGGAAAAGCTTTAATACTAGGTACTAATAAAGAAGGAGAAAGTAAAAGTATTGAAACATCATTAGATGAAATTAAAAAAAGAGTTTCATTTAAAGGTCATCAAAAAATAATCAAGGCAAGTAATGGAATAGATTTATCTCCATTACCTACTATATTAAATGATGACGATCTTAAATATATGGATCTTGTTTAATGATTAAGTTTATTAAAAACTATGGAGTTTATATTGCTGAGTTTATCTCAGCAATATTCCTATTCGCTATTATCTATTATTCATTAATCTTTATTTGTTTAATAAATGATAAATGCTTTAACTTATATTTTATGGAGATTTTATAAATGGCTATGTCACATTTAATTCATTTAATGCAAAATGATCCTTATTTTAAACAAGCTTTAAAAGATTTTGAAAATTTAGGATTTATTAAAGTTAATGGAGAAAATATTAATATAGTAAATCGAGAAGGTATCAAAAAATATATTAAAGAGTTTCACACAAAACACGATAAACATTAGGAAGGTTTAGATTAATGATTTGTACAAATAAAATATCTATATTCAAATCCAGTGGCATTAATAGTGCCACTTTAGAATTTGAAGAAGGATCATTTAAAAAAAGAAATTGCGGTAGTACTGACTATGAAGGAAATATAAAACTTTGTAGTAAGTGCCATAGTAAATTTAATTATTCTTATGAATGGGAAAAAGATAATCCTTCTTATGAATAAGCATTAACAATAAAACTTTAAGGCGGGATTATTTCCCGCCTTTTTTATTTTAGGTGTAACTTGAGATTATCAAAAGCATTTATTATTAAATCCATTGACCCCTAACCCCGATTTTGGGCGGGGTCTTTTAGAGATACATACATAAAATGCTAGTCTGGTAAATTCATTTGGAGGTATTTTCATTGGGTTGCCCCCACCCCCTTTTTCTGATACTTTTACCTAGTTGGAGTCCCTGGGGCAAAAATTTATGTACGATTTAAATCATTCTGGTTTTCATTTATTAGGCGAAGTCATGGAGATGGCATCCAGATTCCCGTTCTATAGTAATCAACGCATTGCAGAATTACGCAGAAAATTTTTACCATCTATCATGCATGGGAAGATAAGACTGTACCGCAATCAAAACACTCTTATTGGCTTTGCGACATGGACATTTTTGACTAAGGACGAGGCTGTTAATAGAACCTTTGGCCATGATGCGTTTGCCAGAAACAATGGAGAACAAGTTTGGGTTATTGACATGTGCTCCCAAAATAATGTACTTTATATTGCAAGAGACATGAGAACATTTTTGACAGAGAATATCATGAAATATACTGGTCATAAACGAGCTTACTGGAACAGACCGAATAAAATTAGCAACGCAGGAAGGATTGATCATGGGCGATAGTGGTAGTAATGACGATACTAGTTCAACCGCAGAAGATTTCAACAGTTTAGAAGTCACAGATCCTGGGCCTCCTTCTGGTGGTGACGATAATAACGATCAAGGAACGACTTTTGGTGTAAGTTTAGGTCCTGGACAAGGTTCTGTTTCTGCAACGGGAAGCACTGCACAAGATGCAGCCATAGGATTTACAGATGGACAAGGTGGTGCTGGTGTTAATTTTGAGGCGTTTGGTGGTATAACAAATAATCAAGGCAATCCAGTTGGAAAATCACCGCAATCTCCTTCTGAATTTGCTAGTGTATTGAATGCAACACAAGGAGGAGATAGTACACCTTCAGTTAGTGTTCCATCTATACAAGCAGCGGCAGCCACACCTACATTTGCACAATCGGCCAGTATTTTTGATCCAGATTTAGGGACGATGACTGGTCGTAGGGATACTGCACCAAAAGGATTAGAAACTGGAGTCATGGCACCAGAACAAAAAGGCACTTTAAGTTATACTCCTTTTGGCGATGAAACAAGGATTCAATCTTTTTTACCTGCGGAGGTATCTGTCAATAAAATTGCCCCACAAACACAACAACAACTAGGACTTGCTGCACTTGCACAAACGTTAAATCAAGCAAGAGATAAGGGTGTGGGAATGGGAGATGCAAGAGGCATCGATTTTGGTGTAACTGCTCCAGTTGCAAGCATAGTTGGAGATGATTTTGGTCCTGCGTTAGATATGGTTGATGCAAGAACTCAAGCTGCAAATCAACAGAGTATAGTTGGAGATGATTTTGGTCCTGCACTCGATATGGTTGACTCACGAACCACGGCCCCTGGAGCAGAAGATCCTTTTGATCCAAATGTTGGCAAAGCATTTGATGCAAAACGTATGGCAGATATTGAAGCTATTTATGGTAAGTTTGATCCAGAAACTGGATCTTATCCAACCACTGCACCTGGAATTTTTGGTCTTGTTGAAGATAAAACAAAAGATGCATTAGCAACATCCGTTGCTCTTGGAAGAAATTTAAATCCTATAGAAGCAATTTTTGGATACACTGCACCTAACATGGCAAAAGACAAAGAAACTATTGAGGAGTACAATGCTAGAACTGGTGCATCTATTCCAGATAGTCAATTAATTAGAAACGATAGTGGTGTTGTTATAGGAATAAAAGATGCCATGGGTAATCTTGTTACTGGTAATGATCCAAGTGCACGAGCAAATGATCAAGGCAGTGACACGGAACAAAAAAAGGCAAAACCAAAAGCACCTACAGATCCATGTCCCGAGGGTTATCAACTCATTGATGGGAAATGCACACCTATAGCTGAAGCAGCTACGGGAACTGGTTTTCAAGTATTTCCAGCAAACAGAAATCCTTCTTACAGAACTGGACCGTTTAGTCCTTCGACAGTAGCAACTGGTGCGGGTGGTATACGGGGATTAAATCCTATTACGTTCAATCCATTTAACAAGTAATGAATTTAGATACATTACCAGACGAGGCACTTAAAGAATTTTTAATGCTGAAGGAAGCTGAGGCACGTTTAATTTTACGTGATAAGGCACAAAAAAACTTTATGCCATTTGTTCATCATGTTTATGAGAACTTTATTGAAGGCCGTCATCATATAGAGATAGCGAAAAAGCTAGAGAAGGTAGCTAATGGTGAGATTGATCGATTAATTGTCAACATGCCACCGAGACATTCGAAGTCGGAACTTGCATCTTATTTAATGCCTGCGTGGTTCCTTGGCCGAAATCCTAAATTAAAGATTATACAAGCAACGCACAATACGGAACTTGCGGTAAGGTTTGGACGTAAGGTAAGGGATTTAATTGATTCTGAGGAATATGCACATATATTTCCAAATACAGATTTGAAAGCAGATAGTAAGGCGGCAGGTC